TGTACAAAATGCGGCAGTGGTATGGCTCACATGACTGGTATGGACCGGTGTCTGAAATGCGGCACAGCAAAACAGGGAGAATTTGTGGCGGTACTGCCCTTTGACTCCTCCATGAAAGCTCAGCCACAGAAACGAGGCAAGATGATTGAGGCGGTATGTCATGATTGCGGTGCGGCATACACAAAACAGAAAGGCTCGACAAGGGTCTTATGTCAGGGATGTCAGAAAAAGGTCAACAACGCAAAATCCAACGATGAAAAGTACAGGAAAAAATATTATAACACCAACTCAACGGCTGTTCATACGTGTCTGGTATGCGGCAAGGAGATAAGAGCTATCTCAACGCACTACAAAGAGCGCAATGGCTCCGGGAGGATCTGCCGGTCTTGTTACATTGAAAAATACGGCAGGTATGCCAAGCAAAAGAAGTCCTCAGATTGCGTACAAGCAACGGTATGATGATTTTAATGGTAGACGTGGACTTGCTATCATGGTATAGGATTAAAAGCATGGAGAGGCAGTATCTGTATGATATTCCGCTTTCTCATATACCCCATTTTCTATGAGGGTCAGCACCTCTTGTTTTCGGTCTCCCACCCTTCTTCCCGTTTTCGCGGCTGGCCGATTGTTTGGCGGGGGACTTTGCGGAACCTCCCTTGCGCCCCATCTCGGAGGCATACGAGGTTACCATGTCGTCAACCGCTTTTTGTGAGTTAATCTCCCATGTCTTGCGAGCCGCAGGAGAGGATAATAGCCATGCAATATCGAGGATGTGTGATGCCATAACGGGGTTAGCAATAAACTTGTTGTCGTATAGCTCCTCACGTATGATAAGCAATGATTGTGCAGCCTCATCTAAACTCATGTCATCTGGTCCTCTATCGTTTGCAAAAAGGTTTTTTCTAAACTCAAAAATTGTCATTTATCTGTCCTCCTTAGTTGTTGATGAGTGTAAGCCCATGCTCAATCACTGTGCGCTGGTCAATCTGTTTCCAATCTGCGCCAAAATCCGCAAAAATAGCCTTAAACTCAAGGACAACCGTGGGATACTCGGCAAAGGGTTTACCTATCTCAATAACTGTGGCCGGTTTACCGTTGTAATTGACTTTATCACCAACTTTAAAAACGTTATCCATGATATCCTCCTGTTTTGTATTTTGTATCCGTATCATACATATACTATAACTCAAGCGGTTAGGTTTGTCAAGGGTTATTTTAAAAAAAATGAAACTAATTTATTAGCAAGTAAAATCAAGAGGTTGGAAGGGGTAAACGCGTGAAGGTCTGCTCAAAATGTGGAAGCCAGAGTATTATCCGCGATTACGATTATGCCCGCCATTGTGCATACGACAAGTGCCAGATGTGCGGAGGTGAGCAGTTTATCGAGAAGGAGATTGTCAAAACGGACATAAATTATTCCAAATAACATGGAGGAAGACAGAGTGGGAGAAGATGATATTGTTGTCAGCAGGAAAGGCATAATTGCATATCTTAAACCGATTATAGGATTATCAAACGATTACGAAATAGCCTGGAATAAAATACGTAGATGGAAGAAACGATATGGAATGTCAAAGATCATTCATTATCTACCTTCAGGTCAATGTATGATGTCAAAAGCTGAATTCATGAGGTGGATAAAAATGAGTGATGTTATTGCAAAAAGTGTTAAAGAAAAAGCTCTAAATAAGGGAATAACCGAAAAATAGGCCGAAAGTCAAGAGGTCTATCCCCATATTATCCCCATATAGTCTCTATTCGACAAAAGCGTCGAGTGATACACTTTCGACATGACAGCCGATGCTATAGGTGCAAATCTGGCAGCAGACATATTAGAAAAAGAGCATAAAACAATACTTGACAAGTTTGCTCCGTTCAAAAAGATAGTCGAGCATTTAGCCGCAATAGGCTTTTCATCCATCGATGATTATATGAGTGTTGCCGAAGGTGGAGAGATCAGCGCGATAGCCTTCGGCAAAATCAAAAAGAAAAAACTCCTTGCAATCAAGAAAGTCAAAGAGAAGACGACGATCAGTGAGAGCAAAGACGGCGAAGTAATCTACAAGAACTCTCAGATTGAATACGAACTCTACGATAAGCCTGGGGCATTGCAATATCTGATGAAGCTGAGAGGGGATGAACCGGCAGAGAAACTTGATATGACAATCAACGACAAACTCGCAGAAAGGTTAAGGGATGCAAGAGAACGCCGCGCAAAGAAACTTTGAAAACGAATTGATTGACGAGATCGTATCATATGAGCATGACCCGTATGGTTTCGTCATGTTTGCCTTTCCCTGGGGATCAGGAGAACTGAAGGACCATACTGGCCCCGATGATTGGCAAGAAGAAATCCTGAAAGCGGTAGGCAACGGACTACTCACCGTCGATCAGGCAATAAGGATAGCCATATCATCCGGTCACGACATAGGTAAATCTGCCCTTGTTGCATGGCTTATCCTGTGGGGCATTTCTACAAAAGAAGACACTCGCGGCGTTGTTACTGCAAATACCGACACTCAGTTGCGGACGAAGACCTGGCCCGAAGTAGCAAAGTGGCATAGGCTATTAATCTGCAAACACTGGTTTACCGTCACAGCAACGGCGATATTTAGCACGGACAAAGAACATGAGAAGACATGGCGCATAGATGCCGTTCCGTGGTCTGAAAACAATACAGAGGCATTTGCAGGGCTACACAACGAAGGTAAAAGAGTGATTCTCCTGTTCGATGAATCGGCGGCAATAGCCGATATGATCTGGGAAGTATCAGAAGGAGCACTGCTTGATTCAAATACCGAGATTCTTTGGGCAGCTTTTGGGAACCCGACACGAAACACGGGGCGTTTCCACGATTGTTTCGGTAGGTTCAAACATCGTTGGCTGACAAAACAGATTGATTCTCGTACTTGTAAAATATCAAATAAGAAGCTTATTCAGGAATGGATTGACGATTACGGTATTGATAGCGATTTTGTTAAGGTGCGTGTCCGTGGAATGTTCCCGGCAATGTCAGCACTTCAGTTTATTTCATTGACCGACATAGACAAGGCGTATGGTAGACCCTTGAGGCGAGAACAATATGAATTTGCACCGAAGATATTAACTTGTGATCCTGCATGGAGTGGTGACGCTGAGCTTGTTATTGGATTAAGACAGGGGCTTGCCTTTCAGATATTACGGACACTGCCAAAAAATGACAACGATATCCAAGTAGCGAGTATGATCGCAAATCTCGAAGACGAACACGGTGCCGATGCGGTATTCATTGATGGTGGATATGGAACAGGAATAATAAGCGCCGGTAGAACTCTCAAACGAAACTGGCGCATTGTTTGGTTTGGCGAGGAAAGCTCTGACCCTGGATGTCTGAATAAACGGACTGAAATGTGGAAACTCACCCGCGATTGGCTCAAGGAGGGTGGAGTTATTCCCGAAGATCCAAGACTTCACGATCAGTTAGCCGCTCCTGAGATAATCGCAAGGCTGGATGGTAAGATACAACTACAATCCAAAAAAGATATTGATATTGATGTGGGCCGCGCCGACGCTTTGGCGCTGTCTTTTGCATATCCTGTGAATAAAAAGGCTGTGACACGTGGCAGATCAAATACAGAACAAGCCAAAGAATGGAGTCCTTTCGACTGATGACAATTAGACCCATGACAGAAAAAGACATACCGAAACTGGTTGAAATGGGGGCAAAGGCCCACATGGAGAGCCAGTATAAAGGCATGAAGTTTATCCCTGAGAAATTTAGGTCCTTTCTCTGCCAGTTTATAGGCAATGTTTATCTCTTGTGCATCGTTGCTGTGAAGGATGAGGAAATAATAGGAGCTATGGCGGGGCAGGTGGATGAAACATATTTCAGCAATGAGCTTACTGCGTCTGACCTGTTTGTCTATATATCCCCTGAACACCGTGGAAGCCGCGCTTTTTATCTCCTATGCTCTGAATATATCGCATGGGCGAGGCAGAAACAGGGCCGTATGATCTTTTTGGCGAACACCTATGGGTATGAGTCGGAGAAGGTAGGCGATATATACCAGAGAATAGGTTTTGAGCAAATTGGCGGCATTTATCGGCAGGAGGTCAGCTATGTGCGGAAGTAAAGGTCTCGGAGGATTAGCGAAAGCATCACAGGTGACAGACCCTATACGCTGGATAGTAGGGAACGATGGGACGTATAACTCAATTCAAGACCCGGCAGGATTGTTGTATGGAGAAGAAGAGAAAACATCAGCTGAAAAACAAAGCGAGGCAAATATAGCATCTGCTACAGAGGCAACAGCGGCAGCGAAAATAACTGATGCGCAGTTGCGCGAAGAGGCAAAGCAGAAACAGCTTGACGCAGCAAGGAGGTCAAGAAAGTCTACGATATTGACGAATACGAGTTCAAGCAGTACCGGAGCGAAAACGCTCTTAGGACAATAGGAAATACCTGACCCGCAAGGGCAGTTACTTACACGGAGGTAGTACACCATGGAACAGATTTACCCCAAAGGGAATAAGCAGGGTTGGTTAGGCAAGGTAAAAAAGATATGGCAAAAGTTGTTTGTGGAAACTATCGTCATTCCTGAACAGACGGCTCCTTC